CGCAATGTCACGCTTGTGCTCGAACTGGCGAATGGCAAGACGGTGATCGGCCGCAACATGTGGACGGTCGAGGCTCAAGAGGTCGACACGGTCGAAGCCAAGTTCACCTGCCGCTGGGAAGGCCTCCAGAACGCAGTCACGGAGCAATAAGCGATGACCGATACGAAAACGATCGTCCTGCGCAAGCCGCTGAAGCACGGCAAGGGCGACGCGGAGACGACAGTCAGCGAGATCACACTTCGTGAGCCGACGGCAGGCGACTATGAGAGCGCAGAACAGGCGTCGGGCGTCTACGGCACTTCCATCGCGCTGATTGCGCTGCTCAGTGGCGTGCCGGTCGACGTCATCGACCAGATGTACGGCAGCCAGATCGATGAGGCGGAGGATTTCATTGCTTCATTCGGCCACGACGCGGCGCGCAATCCTGCTCGCAGCGCGGACGAGATCGTCATTCAGTTGACGAAGCCCGTTCAAATCACGAAGGACGAAAGCGCGTTGAATATGGCGTCGCTGACGCTCTGTGAACCGACGAATCAGCAGAAGCGCAAGGCCGAAGCCGCCGGCGGGCCGTTCTCGCGCATGGTTGCGCTCATCAGCCTGATCGGCAAGGTGCCGAAAAGCTCAGTGCGCGCGTTGTGTGCGCGGGACTTCCTCGAAGCGGTTGCGTACTTCAACGGTTTTCAGGTTCGGCGATCACCGGACTCGGACGACTGATCGCCGAGCAGATCTCGATTCCGGAGTGGTGGGACGACCGTCTCACAGAGCTTACGCACATGATGCGTTTCGATCCTGACCGGGTCGAGCAGATGACAGAAACCGAGACCCTGCACTGGCTCGCGCGAGCGCGTCGCCTGGGCAAACGCATTGGAGTTGGCGCATGAACATCGGTGGCGGCGCAGGCGCCGTGCTTAGCACCGCCTCGGGGATTGGGAATCTGGCGAGTTCGCTCGCGGCGCGGCTCGGCGGATCGGCTGCATCGTATTTCGATCAGTTGCGCCCGGCCTCATATCGGGGCGTTCCGTTCGTTTCGCTGGGCAGCGAATCGGCGTTCGGGCGCCGCAATCAGGTCCACCAGTATCCGCAGCGTGATACGCCGTGGATCGAAGATCTGGGGCGCGGCGCGCGGCGGATTCGAATGTATGGTTTCGTCGTCGGCGACGACGTCATCGCGCAGCGCGATGTGATGATTGCAGCGGTCGAGACGGCCGGCGACGGCGAGCTTGTGCACCCGACACTCGGACGACTGTCGGTGAGCCTGATGGACTTTCGGAGCGTCGAGCGTTGGGAACAGGGCAGATACTTCGAATTTCAGTTCGAATTCATTGAGGCAGGGCAGCGCACCTATCCGACGGCGGCGACCGCGACGACGCAGTCTGTGCTGAATGCCGTGACCGGTCTGAACGTAGCGGCCGCGCTGAATTTCGCGAAGACCGCGCTGAACGCGATCTCGTATGGCGCCGCAGTGCTTGGGACGGTCGTCAACACGGCGCTTGGCTGGTACACGTACGCGAAGAACCTCATCGGCGATGCGCGGAACCTGTTCCAGCTGCTGTTTAACCTGCCCGGAGATTTCGGCCGGTTTGCAGGCAGCGCTACCGTGCCGGCCTTCAGTAAGTACCCGAGCTCGTCGGTGCAGTCGAATCAGACGGCGCAGTCGATGATCCTGGCTGCCACGACGGCGCGGGCGGGAGTCAGTGCGGCCGCCGATGCCATGGCGGCCGCCGCCGCAGGTTTTGACGCGACGACGGTGGATGCATTCACCGCGTCAGTGCAAGGCGTAACGAGCGCCGTTCTCTCGGCAACCAACGACCCGACCGACTCGATTCGACTGTTGTCGACGCTTTCGGCGTTCGTTCCGGATGCCGTCACGACGACGTCCGTTATCGGTACGGCGATGGGCGACATGCAGTCGGCGTGCAGCGACCTGTTCCGCCGAACGTCTATCGGCGCAGTGGCGCAGGCATCGTCGACATACCAGCCGACGTCGAGCGACGACGCCGCGCGCGTGCGGGATCTGGTTACCGATCTGATCGACGCGGAGATGACGGTCGCGGGAGATCAGGGGGACGACGAGACGTACGAAGCTCTTTCGACCCTGCGTGCGGCGGTCGTGGCGGACCTGAACAAGCGCGGCGCGGGGCTGTCGTCCATCAAGACGTTCAGTGTGTCGGCGCCAATGCCATCCCTCGCGCTTGCAGCGCGGCTCTATCGCGATCCGACGCGCGCTGACGAACTCGTAGCGCAGGCGAATCCGGTGCATCCGGCCTTTATGCCCACGACCTTCAAAGCGTTGGCGAACTGATTCTCGAGCGGGTTCATGGCAAGCAAAATCTCCATTGCGATTACCGCGAACAATCAGGCGTCTGGCCCGATCGCGAAGGTGACGAACAGCCTTTCGAAGCTGCAGGCGCAGGCCAATAAGGGCAAATTGAGCAGTTTGGGCAGTTCGATCTCTGCCGGGTTCAATTCGAATAGCGGCGCGATCTCGGAGATTGCGAGCTTCGTTGGAAAGGCGGGCATCATCGGCGGCATCACGGCGCTGACGGTGAAGATTGCGCAGATGGAATCGCAGTGGGCATCGTCCGTGCGCTCAATGAGCAATCTGGCCGTCCGCAGCGGTCTGTCCACGCCGGCGGCGTACGGCGTGCAGTACGCCGGTCGCCTCGCGGGACTGTCGCCAGAACAGGCAAACGCCGGCATTGAGCAGGTGCGCCAGACTTATAGCGATGCGATCAACAACCGGAATCCGGAGGCGCTGAAGCGCTACCAGGCGGCTGGCATCTCGACAGACCCGAACCGGCTTGAGTCCATCGAATCGGTGTTGACGAAGCTGGCGGCGTACTCCGAAACGCTGCGCGGCCAAGGGAAATACGGCGGCGCCCAGAACTTCCTGAACGCAGCCGGCGCGGGCTCGCTGGTTGATTTCCTGAACCGCGGTCCGGCGCAGGTGTCTGCGGATCTCGCGACCGCGAAGGCATACATTCCTGATGAGCAGGATATTCAGCGTGCGCGCGAGTACGCCGATGCGTCTGCAAAGCTGAGCGTCACGTACGACCGGCTGAAAACTACCGTTCTAAGCGGGGTAGAGCCTTGGATAAATGGGCTGTTGAGCGGTATCCAATTGCTATTTGATGCCGGGAGCGGCCGCAGTAGGCCGAAGGCGCAGCCGAACGGCTCTGATAGCACCGAACAGCGTCTGTGGGACGGCTTCGAGCGCTTCGGTAACGGGTTGCGCGGGCGCGGCGCGTCGACGATGGCAGAGTTGAACCAGAAGACAGCAGTCGGAAACGGAGCCCAGCTTGAGCAGGCGCGTTCCGACGTCGAGTGGTACATGAATCACGGCCTGTCGCGCGAGCGCGCGATTGGCATGGTCGCCAATTCGAGCCGTGAGAGCGGCCTTGATGAGCGAGCGGTTGGTGACAACGGGAAAGCGGTCGGGCTTTTTCAGTGGCATCCAGATCGCCAGGCGATATACGAGCGCACGTTCGGAAGGCCGCTCGCGTCCGCAAGCCATGAGGAGCAGCTTGGCTACTCGCTATGGGAGCTTCAGCACCATGAGCGAGCCGCCGGCGATGCGTTGATGAAGGCGTCTTCGGCCTCAGATGCCGCCGCAAAGGTGTCTTCGCTGTACGAACGCCCGCGAGATCCAAACGAGGCCAACGTTCGTGCTGGCATCGCGCGGCAGCTTGATGAGCAACTTGCCAGCGATGGTGACGCAGCCGGTCAGGATGATCGTCAGGCCGGGCAGGCAGGAGGCGAAGCCGGGGGCAGAGTGCGCGTCGAGATCGTGCATAAAAACGCACCGCCCGGCACGAGTACCAACGTCACGTCGTCTCCGAACGTCGACACGCAGCTGAAAACAGATCGCCAGCAAGCTCCGCTTGGTGACCAATACGCCTACTCGCCTGGTAGCTTCTGATGCCGAATGCAGATCGAATCGTCGACGCCGTGGGAGTAAAGCCCGGCGCCGATGAAGTGCGTGTGCTGCTGACGCAAGATGGGTTGCAGTTGACGGGTTGGAAGGCTGTGCGGATCACGCGATCAATCGAAGTCGCGACGTCGTCTTTCATCCTCACGTGTTCAGCAGATGCCACCACGCTGAAGCTGCTCGCGCGCGAGGGCGCGCCGGTCAAAGTATCGATTGGCGACGATCTGGTGCTGTCCGGCTATGTGGAGACGATGGAGACCATCGTCACGCCGCGGTCTCACGACATCACCATCTCGGGCCGAGGAAAGCTCGCCGATCTGGTGGACTGCTCGTGCCGACTGGACCGCATAAACGCGAACACTGGCCTGCAGAAGTTGTGCACGACCATTGCGACGCCGTATTCGATTGACGTCTTTGTGCCGCCTAACGGCACGCAGGCGGTTCTCGATAAATTGCCGGCGCTGCCACGCCAGATCGTGAGCATCACAGAAACGGCGTGGGAAGTGATTGAGCGCTACTCGCGGTATTGCGGTCTGCTGGTATTCGAAAGCGAAGAGGGTGAGCTCACGATCTCGCAGGCAGGAACGGAGCTCGGGGCGTCGGGGATTGCCGTTGGCAACAACATCGAGGCGCTCGTCTGCACAAAGAGCACGCTGGGCACCTTTAGCACGTACAACGCTGTGCTGAGCGCATACAGCGCCGGCGCGGATGACGAAAGCATTCCGAATCTGCCAGTGGTGACGGTGGTGGCGACCGGCCCGGCTGCAAACCCGGCGCGTTTGCGGCCCACATATTTCGTGTCCGAGCAGAGCGCAACCGACCGGCGGTTCGTCGAAAAACGCGTGAACTGGATGGCGTCGCGGGCATACGGCCGCGCGCGGCGCGTGCGCGCGCTCGTGG